ATTGGGGTTGGGATGTTGAGGAAGCGGCATAATGAACGACGAGGACGAAACCTTTCATATGGATTGTTTCGTCTGTGAAACTAAGTCTGAAGTTAGAGTATTGAACTCTGACGAACAACCTTTTTTCTGCCCCATGTGTGGGACGGAGATGGAATAAAAAAACACTATATACTTCTATGACATGGATGTATGAAGATAAAGAGTTTTCCCCGACGGACGAGTTCTTGGAACCTTACCAAGGATTCGTCTACGTCATAACAGAAGAATCAACTGGTAAAAAGTATATCGGTAAGAAGTTTTTCTGGAAACCCAAGATACTACCTAAGAACAGTAAACGTAAAAAACGTATAAAGACCAAAGTTCAATCTGATTGGAGGGATTACTATGGTTCGTCGGCAGAGGTAAAATTGCTTGTGGAAGGGGGCAACGTCTTCCGTAGAGACATACTGAGACTCTGTTTTTCAAAAGGTGAGTTATCGTACTACGAATTACGTGAACAAATGATTAATGATGTACTATTAAAACCTGATGAATATTATAATGCTTTTGTTGGGGGTAAGATACACAGAAAGCACGTATTGAAAAAAAAGTGAAAAAAAGTAAAATAAGTGCTTGACTTTTTAGTTTTTATCAGGTATAGTGATAATATAAGAAATAATAAATGAAAGGAAAAAATTATTATGAATTATTTAAACTCTGAAACAAAACGTAACGTTGACAAACTTATAGGTTTGCTTGACCCCAACAGTGGTGTATCAGTAACACGAAATGTGTATCCTGATATGATAAACCCTAAAAGTCATGTTACTCATGGGTATATACTTGAAACTATAAATCGTGATGCTAAACTAAGTAAACTTAGTACTAAAGATAAAAAATATCTTAGAAGAATAGTGGAAACCGTTTATGGTGCCGTTGCTTACGTAAACTAGAATTAGAAAGGAAATTATTATGGAATACGAAACTTACGAATATGTAGAAAATGAGTTAACTTTTGAAGAACAGATTGAGGCATCAGTCAAAGAAGGAATAACATTAGGACTTTTCAAAGACCTTGATGGTGACCCTACTTTCGAAAAGGTCAGGGCAAAAGTTCAGAAAATAGAAGATGCCGTAAACGAAGATGAAGCAATGCTTGCAAGTCTTCTTTTTGCAGGAGGTGCGTAACAATGGCATATATTTCACAAGAAGAAAAAAGAGAACTTGCTCCCGCAATCAAGGCAGTCGCTAAGAAATACGGACGCAAGGTTACTATCGGTATCAGAAACCACATGGACTTAGTTGTAAAAGTAAAAGGTGCTGAAGATATCTATGAAAGATTTTACGCAAAAACAATAGAAGAAAGAATGCTTGCGGGTCGTGACAGGAATGGTGACTCAATACAAAATGATATTGATTGGGATGCTCCGATTGACCTAAGTGCTTTATCTAGAATGACTTACCTTGACCCTGAGTTATCTAAGTTTGGATATTCAATCAACACACATTGGATTGAAGAAAACTATGACGAGAAAGACCAAGCATTCTTGAATGAGTTACATGCTTCTATGCATACTAAAGACTTTTATAATGATGACGATGTTATGACAGATTACTTTAGTAGAAGTTATTACACATCAATAGAGTTACACAAGTAGAGGAAAAGATTATGGCAATTGTACTAGGGTATAAGAAAAGAGGTGAGTTTGTGCAAGAATGTTTTAATACTTCTTTCGAACTCGAGCGCAGAGTTCAAGAACTCGCAGAAAAATTTGGTAAGTTTGAGTTTGAGTTTCTAAAGGAATATGGGAGTAGTAGTTACAACTCAAAACTTATAAAAGACTTGACGACAGAAACAAAAAATAGAAAGGAAGAAACGTGTCTCTAGCAGATGGAAAATGGGATAAGGATGCATATCCTTTACAGGGGTTTGAAGGAGACTCTGACCGAGAACCACAATTTTGGGATAAAAAGTTCAAATGGGTACAAAAGTTTAGAACATATTCAAAACAAGACCTATTAGATTATGCCGACGAACACTACAACGAATATCTACCAAGCTGTCAAGAAGACCATGTTTGGGGTGCTATGGTTGAACTGCACAGAAGATATGGTATTGTATTCGGTCTCTAAAAAAATCTAATTTATTTTCATACTATATACTTGTAGAGAAAAATAAAAGACTATATAGTAATAGAGAAAGAATAATATGAAACTAGAAGTATTCGAAATCTTTGAAAACTTTGCGAAGCAGAAGACGCGCAAAGAAAAGATACAATATCTCAAAGACAACGGCATACCCGCAGTACGCGATGTATGTCGTGGCATATATGATGAACGACTTCAGTTCATCCTACCAGAAGGTAAACCGCCTTACAATCCAAACAAACCTGAGAGTGTACCCTCATCACTTACAAGAAAACACCGTGACTTCGGTTACTTTGTGAAGGGTGCAATATCAGCACAACAACCTCAATATAAAATAGAACGTATATTTGTCCAAGTATTAGAATCAATCCACGCAGAAGATGCCGAGATTGTAATAGATATGGTGCAACGTAAAGCGCCAAAAGGTTTGACAAAGAAAATAGTAGAGGAGGCATTTCCGAAACTTTTATCTTAATCCATTTCGTTATGTTCGATATGTTATTTTTAACACTAACAATAAAAGGAATGCTTATGCCGAAAAACCAAATAGAGAGATTGAAGAATGATTCTAGACAACTAGATAATTATATTCATCGTCTAAGAAAAAGGGGCAAAGACAATCTTGCACATAAGATAACGATGAAGAGAGAATATCTCAATCAAACTATTAACGAATACGAACAAATGGATTTAACAGCATAAAAAGGTAGGTGATAGTATCTCGTAGGGGGTGCTAGTCGCCCCCAACGTTACAGAGAAAAATATATTATGGCACTATATACAATTACAAACGACAAGACCGATGAGACAGAAGAACTATTCTGTACATACGAAGATTTACAAAAGACATTAGAAAAAAGAGGCGAACCTTGGAGGCAGGTCATAGGCACTCCGGGTTTTGTGTCAAGCACAGGTAACGTTGTTAATAAAACAAGTGGTGATTGGAAAAATCTTTTACAGAAAATAGAAAGAGGTTCTGGTAAAGGGACAAACTTTAAGACATGACAATGAAACGTCTCAAGGAGGAACACCTCCTTAACTTCGACCCCATAACACAAAAACAAAAAGATGCCTACGATGCGTGGGACGATGGCAATCATATGATACTTGCCGGAAGCGCAGGTACAGGTAAGACATTTATCGGAATGTATCTGGGACTTGAAGTAGTATTAGATAAAGAAGAACAACAAAAGAAACTTGTTATTGTAAGAAGTGTTGTTCCTACAAGGGATATGGGGTTTCTGCCAGGAGGTATAGAAGAAAAGATTGACACCTATACTGCTCCTTACAGAAGTATTGCGGCAGAGTTATTTGATCAACATAACGCATATGAGTTACTTGAGGCACAGGGTGCGATAGAGTTTCTCTCAACATCATTCATACGAGGCACTACATTAGACAATGCGATTATACTTGTAGATGAAATGCAGAACCTAACCTTTCACGAACTCGATAGTATCATAACAAGGGTAGGTCGTAATAGTCGTATTATATTCAGTGGCGACTACTATCAAACAGATTTAAGCAAGGAAGCAGATAAGACAGGGATTTTAAAATTCCTAAATATAATGGAAGTTATGAATAACTTCGTGACTGTTGAGTTTGGATGGGCAGACATTGTTCGTTCAGATTTCGTGAGAGACTATATTATGACAAAAGATATGGTAGAACGAGGAGACATACAATGAACCTATCAAAAAACTTTACTCTAAGAGAGTTTACAAAATCACAGACTGCCACAAGACATGGTATCGATAATACACCACAGGGTAAACACCTAGAGAGTGCTAAGGAGTTGTTCGAGAAAGTCGTACAACCTGTAAGAGACCATTTCGGTGTAACAAGATTAAACTCTGGATATCGTAGTCCTGAGTTGAACAAAGCAGTAGGTGGTTCCGCAACAAGTCAACACTGTAAAGGTGAAGCAGTTGATATGGAAGTGCCAGGAGTTCCTAACTATGAACTCGCAAAGTGGATAGAAGAGAACCTAGAGTTTGATCAACTCATACTGGAGTTCTATACATCTGGAATACCTGATAGTGGTTGGGTACACTGTTCTTATAAACACGGTGGACCACAACGCAAGTCAGTATTAACTGCCGCAAGAGTAGATGGTAAGACGAAATATTCCGTAGGATTAATTGAATAAAAATTAATTTAGTGCTTGACATTTTGGTTTCTTTATAGTATAGTAATAATATAAGAAAGGAAATGTTTATGGAAAATTATAATAAAGTAATTTTAACGGATGCCGATGGTGTTCTGTTAAACTGGAAATATGCTTTTGATGTGTATGCCGAGAAACGCGGATACGAAATGATAAACAAAAATGTTTATGATATCGCTGAGTGTTACGATATACCTAAGAAGGAAGCGAAACGTCTTGTTCGAGACTTTAATGAAAGTGCTGCTATAGGGTACTTACCTCCCCTCAGGGACGCCATACACTACGTGAAAAAAATTCACGAAGAGTTAGGTTATGTCTTTCACTGTATCACTTCTTTAAGTGACGATGAGAACGCGCAAAGGTTGCGTACTATGAACTTGAAAAAGTTATTCGGTGAGACAGTCTTTGAGAAGTTCACCTACCTCGATACAGGTGCTGACAAGGACGAAGTTCTTGCTAAGTATGAAGGTAAGGATTACCTTTGGGTAGAGGATAAAATTGAGAACGCCATAGAAGGTGCGAAGGTTGGTCTTGAAGGTGCTGTTATGAAGCATGGTTTCAATATTGACGATATCGAACCAAATGGTTTAGTCGGTTTTGCTAACTGGAAAGAAATTTACGAGTACTTAAAATAAGACTAAATATCCTTGTAATGTAAACAAGGAGAATAACAATGGCACAACAAACCGTTGACACACCTACAGGACAAGCAACCGTTGACTTGGAAAAGTATACGGAACTTGTCCTAAAAGTAGATGAAGCACAAGACAAAATAAAAGAGATGGAGTCTCTCTCAAAAGAACTCAAAGTCGCGACAGCAGTAGC